AATTGATATACAACTATTTAGTTTAGTGACTTCATTTCTTACCATACATGAAATAACTAAAGTAAAGCCCGTGAAAAGCCCTTGATATCGCAACATTTTGTAATGATTCCGAATATCTTGCCCTTATTAGCGCACCCTGACTTTGTTAAAATAGTGTACTGGTGGAATAAACATGTCCCCTGAATTACTTATGAATTTTACTTATATTTAGTTATCGACACAAGTGAAGATCCAGATATCTAACATATATTTAAATGAAATACTTATGAAAGCCTCCACATGGAACGACCTTTATTAAGTGATTGTATTATCATTCTACTTTATTACCAATTAAGAAAATTAATTTTATTGTGTAACATATCGTTTATAAACACGATATGTTGTTTGCCCTAAGTTTATAAACACTTAGGATTTTATTTTATTTGTGTAACACTTCGTTTATAAACACGATTTGTTGTTTGCCCTGGGTTTATAAACACCCAGGATTTTATTTTATTTGTGTAACTTTTCATTTATAAACATGATTAGTTGTTTGCCCTAGATTTATAAACATCTAGGATATTTATTTTATAAAAATATAAAAACCACTTGCTTAATTGCAGACCCAAAAACAATATAAAAATAAAAACAAACTTGTACTTTTTGTACTAACTCAAAAACAATGTTGTAAATGGGATCTGGTATCTATTTTGCATTTGATTTTGTGTTAGCCGAAGCAGATGTTAGGAGTATATACGGAGACGTATACCTTTCGTTAAAGTCATTTATTTTGATGTGCTCGGATATACTATCACAAAAGATTATGTAATTTATTTACTAGATCTACGCCTTATAATAGTGTTGGCTTTAAATACTCTATTTGTCTTATTTGGTAATTTCTGGACATGATTATAAATTGCCTTTTCTAAACCACTCTAAAATTTATTATGATGAACAATATGATGAAAAACGAAACTACTACTACTAAAACTACTTTTGAAAGCTCTCCCTATCCTTTGAAATGTCTCACTGGAAATACAGGCATCTTTCACGAAAATGTTAATAATAAAGCTGATAACTATACTGTGGTATCAGCAAGATCTATTGATCTTAAACTAGCAGTAAATAATCCTATTGGGTACCTCCAAGAATTAGCTGTTGCTAATAAATGGAGACTACCAAGTTATAAATTTTTAGGACAGCAGAGTTCCAGTTCTAGCGAAGCTCCTTTTACTATGGTACATAAATTTTCAATTGAGTGCGAAATGGAAAATATTAAACAAGTAGGAATTGGTCAGACTAAGAAAATAGCCAAACATAATGCGGCTTATAATGTCTTGAAAGTCATTCCTGTATCATGTAATAATATGGATTCCCTTGTTAAGAATATATCAATAAATAATGGTAAGAAAAGGACTCTTGAAGATATAATACATCATGTTGATGTTTCACAAGGAAAAATTGCGAATCAACAACAACAAGAGAATACTGCTGAATCGGATATCGACACTTTGAAATCTTTTAGTTCAATTTTAGATGTTATTAAAAGAGTAGCGGCCATTAATAAACTAGAAAATTCTACGAGTAAGAAGGAAGTTGAAGATTTAATTGCTATGCTTTCGTCTGAGAATGATACTAAAATGTACGCTCAATCTGGTAAGAGTAAAAGTAAGAAATTTGACGAAACAAAGTTTGATTACATGGCTTATCATCCTAAGCAAAGAAAAGACCTCATTTTGAAAGAACTTTATGCGGATTATTGTATTTACTTCTATCAGGGCGATTATGGTAATTGTATGGCAATCATTAATCAATCTAAGAAAGATATTTATATGAAACACAAACGTAGAAATCAAAATAGAAAGAGACAACGAGATGATAAATTTTACTGTCAAGTATTATCCCAAATATGTGCTCCTTTTCAAGCAGGGAGTAGAGCTAATCAAATCATGGATCAGATAGATGAAGAGAATATAGTATCACGTGTGGGTGAAGCTGTAGATGGAATATCAAATTTGTCTGAACAAACTCAAGATACTTTTTCTCGAGTTGATAAAGTTCTCGAATCATTTACTGAATCCAATTTGATTAGTAAAGCTTCACAGTTAACTGATAATATAGAATTATTATGTAAGAAAACCACTAATGCTGTTGATAAAGCCAGTAGCATTTTTGATCAGGTTATGAAGTTTTTGGAACCTTCTGAGCAATTTACTCAAAAAGCTATTATTATTACATCAGCCACGAAATTATTTGCTAGTTGCGAATTTTCAGTTGCAAATTTATTTGCATATTTTGCCTGTATTTGTGCAACATTTGATGTGACATCTAATTTCTTTGCTACACAATATGCTCATTTTAAATCTTTATTTGAAAATAGGTTTCATTGTCAGTCAGGTGATGAAAATGCAAATAGTGAAGAAGTTTTATCGTTGTTGGCTTCTATAACCCAAACTTTAGCCACTATCTTACATGTACCTATTACATCCCAAGATATAGTTCGTAAGCTCAGTGATTTTGGTCGAGCTGCTACGGGTGGTGAGAAGATTTATAAAATTTTTAATTCAATCTTTTCATGGGTTCGCGACAAATATTTTAGATATACTTATGGTATTAGTTATGATCAGTATAAAATGCAAGTAAAATTTCCAGAATTAACTAAACTTGCAGAATGCTGTTTGCTTATTGGCCAAGCAAGTAATGACGAAATAGATTCAACAAAATCATTATGCGAAGTTATTCTTGAGACTGATAAGTTAGCACACGAAATGTCAATGAGTACACTTAAAGAGAGTGATGCTTCTCGATATATTGCGACTTTGCGTGCTACTATAAAACCAGCTGTGGCCCGAGCAATGAAAGCTCCTGTCATGAATAAGCCTTCACGTAGAAAACCATTTGCTATATATTTGTATGGTAAAGCTGGTACAGGGAAAACAAATTTAACAGATATAATACGTGCGAGTCTATATAAGAAATATTATGCTGGCCAACACGAACAGGGTTGGGAGCATAGTTCTTTTTCCCGCAAGACAGAGAATGAATATTGGGAAGGTTATTATAATCAACCCATGTGCGTTTATGATGATATTTTCCAACTTCACGATTCACGTGACAAACCCAATGCAGAAATGATGGAAATAATCAGAGTAATAAACGATGATGATTGCCAATTGCACATGGCCACATTAGAAGATAAAGCTGGTAAATTCTTTACATCTGATTTCGTGATATGTACATCAAATGTACGTATTCCAGCTTGTCACTCTATAGCTTGTCCAGCTGCAGTTTACCGTCGCTTTGATGTATGTGTGGATGTTGAAGTAGATCCCGCTTTTGGTAAAAGATTGTCTGATAGAGAAGGAACATATCTAGGTATTGATGATACTAAAGTTGCAAATGTAGTTGATACAAATGTATACGCTCTTTCCACTTACAATATGAATTCACCCAATGGTGGAGAGAAGGTAGCACATATCAAAAATGGAGATAAGAATTCCTTCGAAGTATTTATGGATTATCTTATAACTAAGATTGATGAACATCGTGCAGGTAATATTGACAGACAGAGTCATTTAAGAGCACTAGCTGGAGAAGTTCCTCTCCCAGATACAAATGCTGGTTTGGCTAGAGCACGACAAATTGAATTAGCACAAAGAACAATACCAAGTGCTAGAGCTATTAAGAGCATGTCTAAAGCACCTTTTGTACCCACTACTAAAGATATGGAGGCACAAAGTTCTGTGAAGTATTCTGTTAGTGAGGAAAAAGTTGATATTAAACTTGAGGAAACTCTTAGTTGGAGGCAACGCCTTTTACTTACGCGAAAGAAGGTAGAGAGTATCATTGAGGGCATTTGTGGCAAAATACAAGATGTTAGGCATACTGTTAGTGTCTTTGATTTTCCAAAACCAAATATTTCTGATAGATTTACAGTCATAAAGACTAAACTTAAAGATTTCGCTAATCAAATCAGTAAGCAAATAAATTTAAAAGAAATGATTGATTATGCTTTTGAAAATATATCCTCAATTCTTTTGGGTGTTACGAGTGTCATGGGTATAATGATGACAAGTGCCTACATTAGTAAAAAGAAATTCGGAGCAACTATCTCTTGTCCTCTAATGCAAATCACTACTATTGAAGAATTGACACTGGAAACTAATTGTGTGTGTCCAGATTGTAAACTCTTGCGTCCATACATTTCAAGATTAGACCGATTTGACGATAAGCGCAAGATAGCTACACACTTATATAGTACTCTTAAAGTTTTATCTCGTAATGATGAACTTTTAACTTTCTTAACAACTCTAGTTGAAGCAGAAAGGAAAATGTCAGATTTACGTGAAAATGATTTGTCGAGAAAATTGATGTTACTTCAGAGTGAACAACCATTATCCGAGAATGATATAAGAAAGCATGGTAGTTTCTTGGAGAAAGTTAGAAATGTAGAAGCACGAAATACTTGTGAACTATCTAGTGGCGATAATACGACACGCAAACAAGTTTCCACTTTAATAAGTGAATTATCAAGTGGGGATAACCATACACGAAGTAAATCAGGCCATCTAATTTCAGAGATTTCTAGTGGAGATAACATTACAAGAACCAAATCCAAACAAATGATTTCAGAAATATCTAGCGGAGATAATCAAACCCTCAAGAATGCTAAATACAATATGATTTCAGAAAATCTCAATAAGAAAATTGATGAATTGATACGCAAAGCTGAAGAAGAATCTGTAGAGTGTGCGGATGTAATTTATGATGCCTTTGAAGAAGGAACTGGTAATATAACACCAGATGCAGATGCTAACTTAATGACTTGTCAAGGATTTGTAAATAAAGATCAATGTTTTCAAGAACAATACAATAAATGTATAGCAAGAAATTGTGTGCGTGTAAGTTGTAGTATTCAATATAAAAATGAGACCCACACTACTAGTGTTAATGGTGTTTTCGTTTTGGGTAGAATATTACTTATTCCACATCACATGTACTGGTCAATTCTCAAGGAAGAAAAACAAGAATTTATGATACGTAATCCTTTTCGTAGTATGTGCTCAACTTTCACTTTAAAGGAATGTACAGTCATGCAACTTAAAGACAAGAGCGGTCAATTAATAGATTGTGTTATGATGGCGATGCCTTTACGCGTCCCAAGTTATCCATCCATATTGAATATGTTGGCTGATGCAAATGAACTGCATAAAGTTATAGAAGGGGATTCTATATTAGTAGGTTTGAGAGAAATTACTATCAAGGGAAAACAATTGTTAACACTTACTAATCATCATATAAAAGATGCTAGAATTGCTCTTCAAAAGAATCATTATCTTAAAGATGATGAAGAACTCACTTATACTACTGCTGTAGCTTCAATGTATAATGCGGCTACTGCTCCTGGAGATTGTGGTAGTTTATTATTCTCTCGCAACACTAACATGCGAGGTCGAATTATAAGCTTCCACATAGCAGGAAATAACAGAGAGGGTATGGGTTTAATTATCTCTAAAGAGATGATGTCAAGAAATCTGGAGGATTTCAATAAAATTGTAACAGATGACAGAAAATTTGTAAAAGGATCTTTTAATTGTCAGATGGCAGATGATCTAGTTCATGTTAATCCTTTATTATCTTATGTCGGACTTGATGTGCCAGGAGATTATTTAAGTGTTGGCATTAGCAAAAACCTACCTCATCCTGTTAAGACTGAGTTGAATCCGTCTTTAATTCACAGTATGATTTACGAAACAGAATCTAAACCAGCTTATTTGAAACCCACTATAATAAATGACGAATTGGTAGATCCTCTAAAGAAGGGTATCTGTAAAGCTTTTACAATACAGCCTAAATTGGATAATACAATTTTGGATATAGCTGCAAATGATGTACTCAATCAATTTGCGCATACAGATGGTGATTTAACCCGTATTTTAACCTATGAGGAAACGATCAAAGGTGTAGAAGGCTATGAATATGCTAACAGTTTAAATCGTATTTCTTCAGCTGGCTTTCCTTGGGTTTTTAATAAAAATTCCTCTACAGGAAAACGAGAATGGTTAGGTCAAGGAGATGAATGGGATTGTACTAATGCAGAATTAAAGAATGCAGTGGATAAAATCATTGAGAACGCTAAGAATAATCAACGTTCTGAAGTTGTTTTTGTTTCTACACTAAAAGATGAGCGTCGCCCAATTGCAAAAGTTGAGCAAGGCAAAACTAGAGTTTTTGAGGCCGGGCCTATGGACTATACAATGGCAGTCCGAAAATATTTTCTAGGTTTTATTGAAAGTGTTATGCGCAATAGAATCACGAATGAGGTATGTGTTGGTACCAATGTTTATTCTAA